TAATATTACCATATGGTGCTATAGTTACAGTTTCTAAAAATCCACATTCAGTAGGAACTGTATATCTTTTTTCTTTATCCATAAAATGTTTTAATAGTATTTTAGAAATATTTATTCCAGTTGCATCTTCTATAGCCTCTGTGCCAGGAGAACTATTTACTTCTAAAAATAATGGGTTTTTAGTTTCTCTATTTTTAGATGGAATGAAATCAACTCCAGTAAAAATACCACCAATAGATTTAGCTGCATGAATACATTGGTCAATTTCTAATTTTGTCAATTCGATTGATTCAACTTTTGCACCTTGAGATGCATTTGATCTAAAATCACCCTCAACTACATTTCTTCGCATAGCTGCAATAACTTTACCATCAAGAACAATCGCTCTGACATCATAATCTGTTTTAATATATTCTTGCATTAAAAGGTCTGCTTCAGTATCCATTTTATATAATGTTTGAATCAAAGAGTTTAATGATCTTTCTGATTCAACAAATAAAACACCTATACCTTTTGAACCTCTAAGAGTTTTTAGAATAATTGGAAACTTTGTATCAAGAGTTTCAAAAGTTTTTTCTATTAGTTCTGGTGATGGGCATAAAACAGTTTTTGGTTGTTCTAGTCCAAAATCTTTAAGTTTTAAATAAGTTCTATATTTATCTACAGCTCTTTCTAAACAAACACGACTATTTACCATAGGAATACCAATTTTTTCTAATTGAGATAACAAGTCCAGATAACTATCTCGTTCTGGTGTTCCTCTCATAAAGCAAACAGTATTATCTCTATCTAACTCAAATCCTTTTTCATCATCTTCTTTATGTATAGTATATTTGTCATTATCATATTTGATATAAGTACCATTCATTTTAACAATATAATATTCAATGCCGAGTTTTTTTGCTTCGTCTTCTAATCTTTCAGATGTTTTAGCTTTAGAACCATGTTCAGTTGAGATAACTACAACACGATACTTTTCTGATTTTTCCTCAGTAATGAATGACTTGAACTTTTCCAAGATTAACCCTCTCGTTTCTTTCCTATATTATATTTAGTTTCAAGAGTCCATTCATCTTTTTCTTTAAATGAAATAATCTTAATCTGACTTAGTGGAGCTATAGGTTCTAAGTTACCTTTTACATTTACTAAACCCCAATCACCTAATAGTTTTGCGATTGTGTTTCGTCTTGCGATATCATTCTCACTTAGATTAGTGTCCTTCCCATCTAGTGCAAATAATTCTTTAAAGTGTACTATATAATATTTACCTTGTTTGTGAAGTATGTGTGTTGATTGATATAACTTTCGTTCTTTCCTAGAAGCCACACCTATACGAGATAGTGTTTCTCGTATTTTTAAGAAGTCATCTGGTTCTTTCAGTTCGACTTCTAACATCTGATCTTGTGTCCAATTAATGCTTTCCATTTCTACCACCTTTATTCAAACTATCTTTGATAGTCTTTATCTGATCATCATTAAGTAGTTTAAGAGCAGACTTTGCTTTTTCATTATTATACCCATAATACTCTTTAACATACTCTAGATTCTTTTGTTTACTCGCCTTCAGCCAAGGAGTGTATCTTTTCCTTGTTCGTAAACTATTTAGTAAAAAGTCAAACTGTAACTTTTTATCTAGTTGGTGGTGTATATTCATCTCATTGACAAGCATAATTGTGTCTGGAAATGGTGCAAGACACTTGTTTACAATGAAAGCAGGATACTTCTTTTCCCACATTTCATCTTCTGTGTCCATTAGGTTCTTCTTCTCGTGGTTTATTGCATTTAGATAATCCTTTAATTCATATGTCATTTAAACTTTGCCTGACCCATGATCTCAGTCATACATGCAAGTAAGTTTATTTCTTGGTCTGATACAAATGCGGCTTTGTACTGATACTCAGCAAGTATAACAACAACATGGGGGATAGTAGAACCATCCAGATTATCATAAAGGGAATCGTAAATACGGCGAAAAATACGAACTGCATCATTATCAAGGTTGTGTACAATCCACTTTCTAACATTGGTAAACTCTTTGTCTTTAAGTGATTGCATAAGTTCATTGATATTACTTTCTGATATGTTCACAAGAACACCAGCATCTATTATACCAGACACAGAGTATCTTTGTAGTTCGTTAAGAACCCTTCTCCAATCTGGAAAGAACTTGTTCATAAGTTCTGCAACAGCCTTAGGTTCAAACTTTACGTTCTCTTTATTTAGAATATCTCCAACTCTTGTAAAAAACTTAGATGCAAGTTTAGGTTTCTGACTATTAGGAATAATAAAGTCTACCACAGAACATCTAGATTGTATTGCTGGTATAAGTCTATTCTTATAGTTACAAGTGAGAATGAATCCACAGTTCTTGTGAAATTCTTCCATGAACCCACGCAATGCTGGTTGCGTGGATTGTGCATTTAGATAGTCTGCCTCATCTATGATTAGGTATTTTCTACCACCCTCAAGTGAAACAGTTGATGCAAAGTTTTTGATCTTGGTTCTAAGTACGTCTATACCAGACTCCTCTGAACCATTTATCATCATATAAGTTGCACCAATTTCTTCAATCATTGCTTTCGCAACTGTGGTTTTACCCACACCTGGCCCACCAGACAAGATTAGATTTGGTATATGTTTGTCTTGAACAAATAATCCAAATGTCTTCTTTAGTTCGTCTGGTAAAATACAATCATTGATTTTAGTTGGTCGATATTTCTCGACCCATAAAAAAGTTTCCATAATATAATCCTTTCAACTTAAACTGTGTAAGTTGATTCAGGCTCAAGTGCAATCCAATACTCAATATCATAACTCTTATTCTTATAGTGACTGATATTCTTAGATGAAATCTCTACATCATATGTACCATCAAGTAACTTCATGTTCTCTACTTTGAAGAAAAAGTTAAACTGACCTTCTCCATTTGTATCGACATCAAGAGAATAATTATTTGCAGTATCATTCTTTTTGTCTTTTACAGTAAGAGAGGAAACATTGTCTTTTCTTTCAAGAACCATATCTGGAGCTCCTATTGCACCAGCTGCACGTTTTAGTTTATTTAAGTCATCATTACTCATAGTAAACTTAACTTCTTCTGATGGCATAGTAATCATCTTAGTAGGAGTTGTTACAACTGATGGGTCTGAATAGAAATACTTCATCTTAGTTGTAGGTTTAGTTTCTTCACTAATCATAACATAACTGTCATTAAAATCAAGAATAGGACTACTGAATAAAGACAATGCACCTAGAAATTCATTCAAGTCATAGATTGCAATTTCTTGTGGAAAGGTTTCTTCTACCTCAGCCTTTGCAACGATATTCTTCATTGCAGACATAGTTGCGATTGTGTTTCCCTCTTTAATCACTAGATTTTGATTAATAGTTGAAAAGTTCTTCAATACAGAAGTTGTGTTATTACTTAGTTTCATTATTTAATTTCTCCAATTTGTTTGTGTATAATGCTATTATACCATAATGTATCACTTTTAGCAAGTCTTTTCTATCCTTGCCGTTCTTTTTTCCATATCGTTGTGCATACTTTAATATGTTACCGATACAAAACCCTTCACCATGACCACCATCAATAATAAATTCAGTTGCCTGAAACTTATTTTGACTGTAATGGGCGTCATAAGTATTATCAATATAAGTCTTTAGTTCTAGTAAAGCCTTATCTTCATTATATTTGTAGTCTATAGATTTTTTCAATTTTACCTCATTGATTCAATATGTTTATTTTTATCTTCTTCTGATGTATTCTCAAAAATTGTATTATCAAAAATATTCATATTAGCAGAAAAAGTCCTACGTTCTCCCTCTCCGTAGAAAGGCATAACAGAATGTCTCAACCAATTTGGAAATATCAACATAGTTCCAACTTCTGGTTTTACATATTCTTCAGTAATAGGTTTGAACCTACTTACATCTTGATTGTCTCCATCACCCCAAGTAAAGTATGTAAATCCATCTACAGTTCCACTTGACTGATTTAATAAAAGACTTTCTTCAGATGGGTCTGGAGCATTTTTAATTTGTTCTGGAACTTTAAGATACAGAATTGCAGAAAGACCAGCTTGTGTTTTTACACCATGACTATGTAATGGATTATAATCACCAGCATAACTATTCACTACCCATGCATTAAATGAATCAGCAATTACATCTCTGTCATAACCTTTTTTTACAAAAGACATACCAGCTCTATCTAGTTGTTGTTTAACTAATTTACCAACTTCATCATTTAAATCAAATTTAAGTTGTGCTGATTTATCATTCTGTTTAATTTGACCAACTAAACCACCACTTGCATCTTCTCCATCTGGCACTACAGTTTCATCAATATGTGAATTGATTTCTTCAATTACTGCTGATGGGAGTTCCACTCTTAACATATGTAATGCCATTTTAGTTTTCAATGATGCTCTGATTTGATTTTCATCACCAACTTGGGCAGTAAATTCTTCTGAACCTTCTGGGTCTGAAGATACTATATTATCTGATTCATCATATGTAACAAATTTTCTAATTGGTGGATCATCTGGAGAAGTTTGTTCTGTAATAATTTCACTTCTGACTGGTGGGCCTGGATTATCTTTAGTGTATGTTACTTTTGTTTCAGCATTAGTAACTTTAGTTTCTGTTCCATCTTTTTCTACATTTCTAGAAAGTACCTCGTTTTGTGTTGAAATAGATTGTACATTATTTGCAGCAGCAATTGCACCATCTTTTAGACCATTAGGTGGTAGGTCAAATATTTTGATTCCCATAATATAATTCTCCTATTAATTAATTTGATAACGTATTATGACATGAAAGTGAGGTTTTGTCAACCCCACTTTCACTTTTATTTTATTTTATTGTGATGAGTTTTGGTTTCTTTTCCTCTGGAACTATTTGTTCCAAAGTAATAGTCAAAAGTCCATTCTCAAGCTTTGCATCATTGACAACAATGTCATCTGCAAGTGTAAACTTTCGATTAAACTTCCTATAAGAAATTCCTCTATGTATAGTCCATTCATCATTTGTCTCCGAGTCAGTTTCTTTTACTGAACGAATTGCAAGTACACCTTGTGCAACTTCAATTTCAATATCCTCTTTACTGAATCCAGCAAGAGCCATTTCAATCTCATAGGTAAAGTCTTTTACCTTTTGAATATTGTATGGTGGGAAATTGGTAGAGGTTTGTTGATGAGTTATGTAATCGTTTAGACGATTAAACTGTCTGTCAAACCCTACGGCATATGGTGTTAGTTGATTAAAGTTGTCGAATAGACTTAGTTTAGTTCTTACCATTTTGTTTCTCCTTTAAAAGCAAGATATATTTTAGTTGACCACCAGAGCCCCCATAAACTTTATGAGATTTTAGTTTCTGAAATGGTCATAGACAACCCTTAATGGCATTGTCTCTATTATATATAAGGATTGTAACCATAGATTACAACCCCTTTACATAATTTTTTTTAAACGAACCTAGAAATTAGGTTCTTCTAATGGATTTTGTTTTACAGTTGGAATATCTGTAACTTCTTCTAATGGATTTACACCAGCATCAATCTTGGTGTATAAGTCCATGAAAGACTCTTTAGTGTCATCATCAAATCTTGCAACACACATCTGAATAGACTTCATCTTATCACCAAAGATTGCAAAGGCTTTTACAATATGGTCAAGTCTTCTAGTAGAGATCAATTCATCTACACCACCATCATAGAAAGTCTTTCTGATAACTTCAGACCAAGTAACTAAGTTAGTTGCAAAGTCCTCATCTACAGTTCCATACTTTTTCATAGAACCTAGAACAATCTTTTTTTCTACTGCAGCGGCAGCATATGGTTGTTCAATAGTGATTGCAAATCTCTCAAGAAATGCCTCATTAAGAATATTAGTTCCAATGAATCTACCATCTTCAGAACCTTTACCTTTAGTGTTGGCAGTCGCCATCACATTAAAACCATCTTTAGGAGTAATCCACTTGTTTACTTTTTTCAAGTAAACACCTTTACCCTCAAGAACAGGCTGCAAACACATTAACTTGTTTGAACCTAAATCACACTCGTCAAGTAAAAGAGTACAACCTCTTTCCATTGCCTCAATGACTGGCCCAGGAACAAACTTAGTTTCTCCATTCACCAATCTGAAACCACCAAGTAAATCATCTTCATCAGTTTCGATTGTGATATTAACCCTAATCAACTCTTTATTCATGTCAGCATGAATCTGTTCGATCATTAATGTTTTACCATTACCAGACAATCCAGTCACAAAAACTGGATAGAACATACCAGACTTTACAACTTGTTTAATGTCCTTGAAGTGACCCCAAGGCACAAATCCCTCAAAAGGTGCAGGCACTAAGTTTTGTTTTTCCATATTAGTCGCAATCAAACTCACAGTATTACTCGCAGTATCTTCTGTAGTATTTATGATTGTTGACGGAACAGACTCCCCATTAGGAAGTTTGAACTGATTGTAACCAATCTTAAACTGTTTTTTGAACCAACCAGCTTTTGGAATACCAGCAGAATATGAAGCATCCTCTACTTGTTTGTTATTAAGAACAGACCCAGCACCGAATAAATCAGTTGCAGAATCTACGAACTTCTGTTTTTGTGGCGAAAATGTCATCATTGTATTTTTCCTCTCAAAGTTTTCATCATCATTTTATAACTTATATTAACACTATTTTTTGTGTTTGTCAAGTTGGACACCTAAGTCCTTGTTTTTACTTGATATTTTATAGTAGGGGTTTTTGGTGATTCTGAACTGTTGCGAATCACCCTTCATTTAAGCAACCATCTTAATAAAGTTATTAAGTAATGGTCTATTTGCAGTTTTACCATTTGACATTTTACCAAAGGCTCTTTTTAACTGACCTTTATTATAGGTAACTCCATCTTCTAAATCAAGTTCAGTACTCATATCCAATTTAGAAAGTCCAGGCAAGATATAAGTAACATCAAAACCTTGTCCTTTAGGAACAATCAAAACATTATCTGTATTACACTTTTTAACCATGTTTTGCATTTCATGATGCGACTGACACATATCCCAATCAATTACACTTCTAAGATCATCATAACTGATTTTACCACTTCGACCACTACCAGCGACAAAGAAGTTTACGATATTCATATCAGGCATTTTTTTCTTTAAAAGTGAAAGTAACATTTTAGTTTGATACTCACGACCATTACCAAAGTCAATTCTATTTACTTTATTTCCAGTAGTTGGATCAGTAAAGATTTCTTTTCCATATCCAATAGACTGTTTATCATTAGACACATGACCATCTTTTGAATAAACAACATATCTATTTCTAATAGGATTACTTGCACCATCAGTAAGAAATACAGTATGCATTTTCTGAACACCATTTGATTTCTTGAAAGCAGGAAGTAAATCCATTGCACAAATAATTGCATCATTTAATGGAGTCGAACCAAGTGACAAACATTTAGGCTCTTGATAAGGATAACCATCAGTTCTCCAATCTCTACGATTCCATCTATTCGCAAGCATATAAAGATAATGCATCATATCGTTTTGTTGTTGAATTTTCATTTTACTTGAAAAGAAGTTTAACAAATTGACATCTAATACTAAATCGCCAGACTTAAAGTTTTGAACAAGTCCATCAGTATTTCTACCATATGTACCATCTTTTTTAAAGATATTTGTAAAACCATAAACCTCAAAAGGAATTTGAGTTCTGTTACAAAACCAAACAATGTTGAATAACTGATTCATAGTACCAACTAAGTTAGTAGACATTGAACCAGACCAATCTAAGAACAATACTAATCCATGATTTTTTGCACCAGGCAACGTAGTAACTTTTGCAAATAGATCATCATTATATTTGTAAGTGTGTAACTTACCCATATCAAGAGTTCCAGTTTTTGCAGTAGACGATCTCGCATATGCATCAGCAGATTTCTTCATCTCAAATTCTTTGACCATATAAGACACAGCTTTCTTACTATCTGATTTTGTCTTGTTTAATTCTTCAAGAGTTTTATTCCAATATGTATCACCATCATTTTTTTTCTGGTCAAGATAGTGTTCTTTAAAAATGTCAATAATTTCAGTAGTTGGAATAATAACCTTTTTCATATCAACTTTTGGAATTGAAGCATACTCATAATTTGGAGCAGTATGGTCTAACATACTCTCTGCATTTTTTCTAGAAGCAGTATCAGTAGCAGCAGTAATAGTCATATCAGAATTACCATCAGAACCACCATCGGCTCTATCTACAGTACTTTCTTTTGACTCTGACTTCTCACCATCAGTTTCTTCTGATTCTTCTGAACCAACATCATCAGATTTTTCGTCAGTTTCCTCTGACTTTTCATCAGACTCCTTAGAACCACCAGACTTTTCTTCTTCTGAAGTTTCCTCTGATTCTTCTGAATCAGAACCACCAGGCATCTCATACTCTTGATTTTCAACAGAATCTTCGTCTTGGTTGTCATCAGTACTCATAGGTGCATTACCCATCTCAGTAACCTCTGAACCCTCACTATCTGGTGTTTTACCTTGACTATCTGGGTTTTCTTTAATGAAATCAACAAGTTCTTTTGCAAGTTCAATTACATCATCTGGCGTAATTGTTTTGTTTGATTTTTCTACCCAGACCATTTCTTCAGTAGAAAATGGAACATCAGTATGATGTTTAAAGTGAAGATTGATTCTATCAATAAGATTGTAGTTTGAAATATCTTTACCGACAGTTTCAAAGAAATTACCATTAAGTAACTCTTGATATGCACTATTGAAAATCTTTACTGCACCTCTATATTTAAGTTGGACAGCCTTCTCAATACGAACATCTTCTAAAACATTGACAACTGAATGTGAAATATTTTCTTCTTTAACTTTTTTCATCATCTCTAATGGAGTCCACAAAGCATGACCAACTTCATGTAATGTAAATAAGTCTTGAACAACTTTAGACATATCTTTCCAGATTGGAAGCGATAGTTCTCTATTCAAAACGTCAAACATTGCAGTTGGTTGTTTTCTATGGACTACATGGATATCTTCTTCAGCAAGTAACTTTGCAAGTAATGATAAATCTTTCATGTAAAACCTCTTTCTCTATTATGTATATAGAATAACATAAAAAAAGAGCATTGTCAAGGGGTTGAAAAAACCCTTTAGAATCAATGGGTTGCTATCACGATTTTAGGGTTTGCGACCTACGAATTGAATTAGTTGCGAATCACCCTTACTAAACAAATACCAACAACAATTATCTTTGCCTGTAGATTTACTATCTGGAATCCATTGCACCCTACCAATACTTACTATCTTTTTTAATAGTGGTAGATATTGAACACTCTGTTTAGTATGTATCCAATCAGCATCAAACAATAACCATGTAGGTCTAAATGCAGTAAAGTATTCAATCATAGGATGTAATAGTTTTCTATCCCAAGGCGGATTTGTAATAATGTAATCAGCTTCTAAAAACTCATGTTCACCTAAATCTCTAAAGTGTTTGTTAATAATACTTTTTTTCTGTGGTTCAATATCTGATGCCCAAGAACACCAACCACCTTCCTTCAAAGTTTCAATATGATTTACTAATGCACCATCACCAGCACAAGGTTCTGCAAATGCAAACTCCTCTGGTAAATGTGGAACAAGAGGTTCTACTGCTTGCCAAGGTGTAGGATAAAAATCCCTCTCGACTCTTTCAAAATCACTTCTTTTACCCATTAAGTAGCAACATGACTAAAATTCCTTATCTTTTCAAATCTGATGGTTTCTCTGAACTTGTCAGCGAGTGCATCTTGTTTATGACTTATTACAAATACATTTTCTCCACTCAATGTATTCAATATCTTTAGGAACTCGTCTGTTCCAGTACCATCTAATGAACTATCAAATATCTCATCTAACATAAGTAGATTACAATTTGTAGAGTTTTTCATCTTTGCGATAGCTCTCCAAGTAAAGAGTAATGCAAGATCAATTCGCATTTTCTCTCCCTCACTAAATGATGCATAAGAAAACTCATCTCTATATCGAGATTTAATAGTTTCCTCAAAGTTTTCATCTAGAGTAAAGTTAACATAAAATTCCATAGAAGTCAAGTACTTATTAATAAGTTTATTCATTATAGGTAAATACTGTTTGATTATCTTAGTCTTGATTCCAGTATCCATTAACATACTTCTTGCAGCTTCATAGTAAACTTTGTCTTCTCTTAGTTTAGTTCTACGTTTACCTATCTCTAATGATATATCTTTTAACTCTCTTAGTCTATCTGTATCACTTTGACCAACACCATCTTTAGTGTATTGATCTATCTCTGTCTGTAACTTAACATTAAACTTCTCTAACTCTTTGATAGAAGTATTGATCTTTGCAAGGTTTACTGTATTTTCTCTTATTTCTTCTGTAGTATGTTTGATGTTATTAACTAAAGTATTTACAGATGTCATCTCTGTTTTTAACTTTGAAAGGCCTGTATCTAATTGATTAATGTCTGTCTTCTTAGATGTAATCATAGTTTCTTTAAACACTTCGTCAATATGTTGTTGACAAGTTGGACAGTCTTCGTTACTCTCAAAGAAGTTTATCATAGACGTATGAGATTTATGTTTCTCATTTAAAGTAGCTCTAAACTCTTTTAACTTAGAATGTTTATTTTCTATCTTGTCTTTATCAGAAATACTAGATAACAAGATTTCATTTTGTTTCTCTAATTTGTTCTTTTCTTCGACTCTATTAGTTACTTCTTTTTTATTTAAATCAACTGTTTCTTGTTTCTGTTTAACAATTTTATCTTTGTTCTGTTGTAGGTCTGCAATTAAATTTTCTTGTAAACCAATCTTTTCAGATGCTAAGTCATACTGATAATCTATATCACGAATATCTTCTAGTACAGTTTTGAGTTTACCTTTTAGAATTAAGTTCATAGTGGAGAAGATTTTTATATCTAAAATTTCTTCAACTACTTCTCGTCTATGTCTGGCCTTCAATTGCATGAAAGGTATAAAGGTAGAACTACCAAGTATCACAACTTGTGTAAATGAACCATAGTTTAGTTTAAGAATATTCTGTTCTAGTATCTTTTGATAATCACGAACATTGGCTTCTTGATTCATCATTTTACCATTTTGGTAAATCTCAAACTTGTTAGGTTTAATACAACGAACAACTTTATATTCTACTGAACCAATAGTAAATTCTATCTCTACCACAGTTGAACCATTGTTAATAGAATTTACTAACTGGTTTTTACTAATGGTACGAAATGGTTTACCAAATAATCCAAAACAAAGTGCATCTAATACAGTAGATTTACCAGCACCATTCTCACCAATGATAAGAGTGGTAGGGTTTTTATCTAGTTGTATTTCTGTTGGTTGGTTTCCAGTTGACAGAAAGTTCTTCCATCTAACATACTTAAAATTAATCAAATCTCTAAATCCTGGGCTTCTGTGTATAGTTCTCGTTGTACATTTTTAAGTCTACTTTTATCTAAGGTAACGTCTAACTCATCTATGTACATATTCAAAAGTGTCATTGTGTCTTGTGTGTTTTGTACTATATCATCTGATACTGTGTTTGCATCTAAGTCAGAAAAGTCTTCTATGATCTTTACTTCATGGCTATCTGTTTTTAACAATCTATCAATAAACTGGTCGAACTGATACAAATCTTTCTTATTCACAACAATAACTTTAACATAATTGTCTTTGTATTGTGTCAAGTCGTGTTGTGTATAATCTGATTGAGTATCATCATAGAATATTTTCTTATGAATAGTTCTTGGATTGATTATTCTATCCAAGCTCCTACTCTCTGTGTCGAGGATATGAAATCCTTTCTTATCATCACAATCATTCCAATAAAACTCGTATGGACTCCCCAAATAATAGATGTGACCATCATCTGATTTATGATGGAAATGCCCACTAAAAACAGTATCAAATTTTGTAAAGAGAGATTTATCATATCCATGTTCGTTCTTCATACCTCGTATCATTTCAAAACCAGCAATCTCAAGATGACCCATACATATTTCTGCTCTTGAAGTTTCTAAGGCCTTCATTGTACTTGCATGATTAGATGCATTAATCCACGGCACAAATAATACATTTAAGTTATCAAATGTTACTTCTTTTGTCTCTGGATATATGTGAATGTTTTCATATCTGTCACCTAATAATTCTGTAACAGCATTTACTTCATTTGTATTTTTAAAGTAAGTATCGTGGTTTCCCACCATAACATGAAGTTCTACACCTAGTTCAGCAAATCGTTCTATGAATCTTTCACGAAAGTCTTTTGCAATTCTATAAGACAAGAATTTACGTCTGTCCATAATATCACCCATATGAATACAATGTTTTATATTGTGTTCTTTTAGATAAGGAAAGAATTGTTCTTCGTAAAATCTGAAGAAGTATTCGTTGAAGTTCATATTATCATTTCTTGCACCGAAATGAGTATCAGTAATTATCGCAATTTTCAATAGTTTATTCCATAAAGTTTTCTAAGCCCTTAGAGGTCTTTTCAGTTTCTTTTTTCTTAGGTTTGTATACAGCTTCTTCAGGCACCATAATATTAACATCAAATCCTCCTACTGAATAATTTGTATTGTCGCCTTCCATAGTT